ATGTCACCCCGTTAGACGAAGCGCCTCCTGGCGGGGTGTCGGCTCATAGGGATCTTGGAGAACCCGTTTATGCCACGGTTATGCCGAAGAACCCGTTGGAGGTTCCCCAGGCAAAGGTGACCATTCCTGAAAGAGCGGCGTTCTGGGGTTCTGAATACGAGGCTGACGCCGGGGTCAGCGCGCTGAGACACTTGTTGGATGACGCCGAATGGGGACGCCTCCTGCGAGGCGACGGTGAACTGAGGAAAGACCACGTTGAGCGCCTGCTAACCGAACTTGAAGAACGGTTCCCCGGTTTCGATTATCGGAGGATGATTGACGAAGGTGAGGACGCTTATTCGCTGTTGGGTGTTTACGGTTCACGCCTTGCTTCTGAACAGGGTTATGACGTAATCATCTTGCGGGGCAAGCAGATTCGTTCGGGTGTGGATGATCTTCACCCGGTAGTAGGGGATGAGATGGTGGTGCTTGATGCAAGCCTTATCAGATCGGAGGGCGCACCTAAGCCTCCGGCGGCGGCTACCAGGGCGCCGGATCCGTCGGGAATGTACGGGCCGAAGGGCGCCCCCAGGTTCGACGAAGCCATTGTGCGTACGCCTTTCGGTGATTTCCGGTTGCGGTTCGTTGGGAAGCGGACTGGTCAGGGTGTGGAGATTCTTGATGCCCCGTCGGGGTTGATGGCTTCGCCTGCGAAGACAGGTGGGCTGGTGCCGGGAACGCGGGCACCGTTGGGTCCAGGTGTCAAGTTCAAGAACTATGCGGCGGCGGAGAGCCGTATCGACGGGTGGGCGCAGGAGGTGTTCGAGAACCGTTGGACGGGGGCGGAGGCTCAGGGTGCGGTGGGGGCTACGTTCTTGGATCCGGCCCGGCAGGGTGGGGTGCGGCAGGCGTTGGCGACGTTGACGGGTCGGACGGAAACAACAGGGTTCCCTGGTGGCATCGAGGAGGGTTTGTCGTGGTTGGATGAGCCGATGTGGCGGATGCCGTTGGAGCGGCGGATGGCGTTCACGGAGGCGGAGCGTGACGTTCTGATCCAGGCGGAACGCCTGAGTCATCTGGCGTACGCTTCGGAGCATTACAGGGCCGCTGAGGCGGCGATGGCGGCCGGGTTGACGGTTGAGGCGGAGATTGCGACGATGCAGGGGCGGCTACGTCAACTCCAGGGTGAGCAAGACATGGCGACGGCGGTGTATGAGGCGGCTGGTGCGAATCTGAGGGAGCCTGGTGGTCGGAAGGATCTGGCGCATCAGGGTCTGGCTCCGAAGGATGTGGCGGAGTTGTTCGATGGGACGCGTACCGACATGGATTATTTCCAGGCGGCGTTGCGTAAGTTCAACACCTCCAGGGGTAAGGATCTGTTCGATAAGTCGTTGACGCAGCAGACGGCGGCACAGTGGGGGCCGAACTCTGTGGATCCGAAGTGGTCGCGGGGATGGTCGGCACCGTTGGGTGACGGTGGGGGTGAAGCGGCCCCGGTGTTCGAGATGTTGAACGCGTTGTTCAAGACGAGTTCTTCAAGCGGCGACTTTGGTGCGTTCTTGAAGTGGTACGACAAGTTCCTGAACTATTGGAAGGCGCAGGCGGTGTCTACGCCGGGGTTCGTTATCCGCAATGGTTTGGGTGGTTCGTGGTTGTCGTACGCGTTTGGTTTGATGGAGTTGGGTTCGACGAACAAGTTCGCCGGGGTGTTTTTCAAGGCGTCGAAGTTGGGTGAAGGGAACGCTGTCAAGGGTGTCGATGAGATGATCGCTGCGCTTGGGGTAAGTAAGAAGAAGTCGGTGTCTGTCGGGTTTGGTTCCCGTGTCGACATCAACGAGTTGCGTACCATCCGTCGTGTTCTCGACAGCGGCATTGTTGGTGGCGGCCAGGTCATCACTGAGGTTGACAGGAATGTTGCCATGAGGCTTGTCAGGGAGTCTCGCAATCCGATCACCAACCAGCCGATTGATGTGGTGTTCAATCCGGCTTCGACGGAGTTCGCTCCGTTCCGGTTTATCCGCTCGTCGAACGAGCAGATGGAAACGGTGTTGCGTGGCGCTCTGGCGTTCGATGTGTTGCAGAAGGGCGGTTCGATTGGGGACGCTGCCGGCCAGGTTTACAAGTTCCATTTCAACTATGCGGATTTGACGAGTATGGAACGGAAGATGCGTCGCATCATTCCGTTCTGGACCTGGCAGAAGAACGTGGTGCCGATTCTGGTAGAGAGCCTGGGGAAGCATCCGTATGCGTGGGGCCGGTTGCAGCAGGTGAAAGGCAACCTGGAACTCCAGTCGAAGGAGGAGGGGGTGGTGCCGGATTATTTCCTGGAGAACATGGCTATCCGGTTGCCGTGGAAGATCAACGATTATCAGTCGTATTGGATTCCTGATTTGCCGTTCCGTGATCTGAACCGTTTGATGAAGGAGCCGGGGTCGATCACACGGGTGTTTGCTGAGTCGGCTGCGCCGCCGGTGAAGGTGCCGTTGGAGATTTGGGCGGGGAAGCAGTTCTTTGCTGATCTGCCGTTCAGCGGCAGGTATCAGCAGGTGCCTCATGTGTACGCCAAGTTCCCGTTTCTTATGGATGCGTTGAGTTTGGCGGGGAAGGCGAAGAAGGATAAGAAGGGGGAGTATAAGATGCGGGATCAGGATTTGTATATGATGGATAGTTGGATGCCGTTCTTGTCGAGGTTCCGTAGGTTGTTGCCGAATGAGAGCCGTTATTCGCGGCGTGTTGCGTCGACTGTGGTGTCTACGGTGTTTGGTACGCAGGTGCGGGTCAATGATCCGCATGAGACTCGTAATCAGATCATTAGGAATGATCGGGCGTTTGATGAGAAGATGCGCGATTTGATTGATATTGAAATGAGGGTTCGATGAAGCCGTTGTCGCAGACGCGGGGGGTTGTGTCGCGGGTTGAGTGGGGGGCGCGTAAGCCGGCGAAGCCGTTTCGTGCGTTGCGTCCTGGGCGTGTGAAGGGTGTGGTGTTGCATCACAGCGGTGTGAAGGATGGGCCGTCGTCGGTTGCTGCGGTGAAGGCGTTCGAGTCGTACCATATGGATTCCCGTAAGTGGGATGGGATTGCTTACAACTGGTTGGTGGATGCGGCTGGTGCGGTGTTTGAGGGGCGTGGGCCTGGTGTGCGTGGTGCTGCTACGAAGGGGTGGAATGCCCGTTCGGAGTCGATCTGTTATACGGGGTGGGGGTATGAGCGGGTGCCGGATGTGGCGTTGAAGGCTATTCAGTCGGTTGTTGATGATGTGCAGTTCCGGTATGGGGGTTCGTTGTGGGTGCGGGGGCATCGGGATGTGTCGTCGTCGACTTGTCCTGGTGATTGGCTGTATGACTGGTTGACGGATGGTGCCCATGTTGAGCAGGGTCCGCCTTCCGATATTGATTGGGCGGGGATTGTGGCCTATCTGACGGCTCTCAGGGACCGTGTGGCGGTTGCGCCCCTGTCGTGGCGCCAGCGGAGCCGTGGAGAGGCTGTGAGGGCCGCTCAGAGCCGTTTGAAGGGCCGTGGGTACGACCCTGGTCCTGTTGACGGGATCTATGGTAGGCGTACAGCCGGCGCTGTGAAACAGTTCGAGAAGGCTATGGGCTTCTTGAAGCCGAACGGTGTCCTTGACGGTGACACCTGGACGGCATTGTTCTTCGTGTAGAGGGACACCCCATCCATCTAATAGGAGGTACCCACATGCCGAAGGGCAAAGGTTACGACACATTCGAGAAGACGTTCGGATCGCAGGACGAACAGCCCTACGACTCGACATCGAGCGAGAACATGCACGCCATGAGCGGCAAGGCGAAGAAAGACGCCGCGTATCTCCGCAAGACGAAACTGGGGAACGCCAACAGTGGCGGCCGCCCCTTCGGGAAGTAGGACACCATGAGAGATGGTTCAACCCCCAAGAAGGTGAAGGCCAGCCAGGTGCTGGTCACCTCGGTGAAGACGGGTGGCGGTATCGGTACTGTCGGCTCACCATCGAAGGCCGGTGCCCGCAAGGCACTGTTCGACTGATGCCGAAGAAGCCTCGTCGCCCAAGTTACTGACATGCCCCTCAAGAAGGGGTCCAGCCAGAACGTAATCGGCCACAACATCGGTAAGTTGATTACCGAAGGGTACCCACGGGACCAGGCCGCCGCTATTGCCTACGATAAGGCAAACAGATCGAAGGGTTCAAAATGACCGACATGCTAGAGAGAGCAGCCTGGACGTTCGTTCAGGGATTCCTGGGAGTATTCCTTATCAGTGACCTGTCGACCGGCCGCGGGGCCGTCGTCGCCGGCACCGCCGCAGCACTATCCGTCATCAAGACGTACGCCAGGGATAAGATCGCGTAGTGGACGACCTTGATGCCAAATGGGGTGACTTCATGGCATCGAGTGGCGTCCAACTAGAAGAAGACATTCTGCGTTCCCTGCAAGAAAGCCGGCACATCCTCGACATGGAGGACGGCAACCACGCTTCCTGGCACAACAATCGCCTCGGAACACTACTGGTGTTCCAACACGACGAAGCACTCAGCATGGTTGGCACCTGGCATGACGCAGACGGCGGCGACCTCATCGCCTTGTCTCGCATCCTCAGATGGGTGAACGGTTTCATGGACATGCTGGAACAATGCCTGATGCTCTACGATTCGTTCGAAGACGATTGACGGACAAGGCGTTTCTGAACAAGCGTCGACTCTGACAACTGTTCCTGTAGTTTCCGAACAATCCGGTCGCGTCTACGCGCCAACGTCGTCTTCGGTACACCCAGAACGCTGCCCACAAACCGCAAACTGAGCCGGGCCGTAGTCAACATGAGGAAGATCCACTGATCTTCGTCACTGAGGGAATCCACGGCATCAGCCAGGATCTCCCTCAACTCGTTCTGTTCGTCGATACTTTCTTCCGGCTCAGTGAACGGAGCAGCACGCACCAAAGCATCGTAAAGAGTTTCGGGGCGCCGCCGCGCCCACGGCCGGATCGTAGTCTGTGATCGACCAACCGGTCC